TAAAAAATAATGGCATTTGGAGCAAAGAGAATATACCCTATAGATTTAAATGCTAGAAAAGCAGTTGGGGTATCTTTGCCTTTTAGTGCTAACGCAGTTTTTAAGTCAACATACACAACTAAGGATGCTATTAGAAATAATTTAATTAATTTTCTATTAACAGGACAAGGGGAGAGAGTTTTTAATCCTAACCTAGGAGCAGGTATACAGAAATTCGTCTTTGAACAATCTAATCAAAACTCTGTTGGTGAAATACAAAACTATATAGAATCTATAATCACTAGGTATTTTCCAAACATACAAGCAGTTATAGAGTTAGCAGCTAGTTCCGACTATAATAGTTTCTTCATTACAATCACTTACAGTATAGTTGATACAGGGATAAATGATACAATACAATTAAATATAAATAATGGCTGAAAATAGAGACATAAAATACTTCAATAGGGATTTTGCAGGACTGAAAAACCTGTTAATAGACTTTACTAAGACCTATTTCCCAAATTCCTATAACGATTTCAGCCCCTCTTCGCCGGGTATGATGTTTATGGAAACATCTGCATATGTAGGGGATGTATTATCTTTTTATTTAGATAATCAAATACAGGAAACTTTCGTACAGTATGCAAGACAAGACAGTAGTATCTATAACCTCGCTTATATGCTTGGATACAGACCCAAAGTTACTAAAGCTGCTACGGTTGATCTAGATTTCTATCAACAACTACCTGCCAAACTATCAGGCTCAGTCTACATACCGGATTTTGATTATGCATTATATTTCCCAGAAAACACACAAGTGAGAGATGCATTAGGTAATTCAACATTCTTAGTTCAAGATAGTGTAGATTTTGCAGTATCTAGTTCTTTAGATCCAACTGAAATAACAGTATATCAAATATCTGCAGGTAATCCACAATATTTCTTATTGAAGAAGACCAGGAAAGCGATCTCTGCTCAAATACAATCACAGACATTCACTTTCGGTGCACCGCAGGCATTCACAACAGTCACTCTTGCAACCCCTAATATAATTCAAATTCTAGATGTAACAGATTCTGAAGGTAATGTTTGGTACGAAGTTCCTTACCTGGGGCAAGAAATGGTATTTAAGCCATTAAAGAATACAAATCAAAACGATCCTAATAGTACTGCAGGTACTGATGCACCTTATTTATTACAATTAGAGAAAAAAGCTAGACGTTTTGTAACTCGTTTTAGATCTAATACTAATCTAGATATTCAATTCGGAGCAGGAACAACTAATGCAGTTGATGAAGTAATAACACCAAACGGTAATAATGTAGGGTTAGGTTTACCTTATGAGCAATCTAAACTAACAACAGCATTTGACCCTACTAACTTTCTTTATACAGATACATACGGTATCGCTCCTTCAAACACAACTTTAACAGTTAGGTACCTGACCGGAGGTGGAGTAGCAGCTAATATAGAAGCAGGTACTCTAAATACCGTAGGAGCAACTACAGGTATCGCTTTCAGTAATAGTAACTTAAATACTGCAACTGCAAACTATATCTTTAGCACGATTGCACTTAATAACCCAGTAGCAGCAGATGGAGGATCTGATGGAGATACCTTAGAAGAGATTAGACAAAATACATTAGTAGCTTATCAATCTCAATTGAGAAACGTAACTCCCAATGATTACTTAATCAGAGCATTATCAATGCCATCTACCTACGGTTCAGTCGCTAAAGCATTCATTGAACCGACTAAAGCAAGTACCTCTACACTCCCTGGGGAGATTCCAAGTACCTTAACCTTATATACATTAGGGTATGATACAAATAAAAAGTTAAGAACAGTTTCTAATACAATAAAACAAAATCTCGCTACCTACCTATCCGAATATAGAATAGTAGGGGATAGCGTAACTATAAAGGATGGTTTTATTATTAATATAGCAGTAGATTTTGAAATTGTAGTTAGACCAAACTATAACAGTAATGAAGTAATACTTAGCTGTATTAATGAATTAAAAACATACTTTAATATAGATAATTGGCAGTTTAACCAACCTATTATGTTGAAAGATCTTTACATCCTATTAGATCAAGTAGCAGGAGTTCAAACAGTAAAGAATATAATCATTAACAATAAATCAGGGGAGTCGTTAGGTTACTCTAGATACTCTTACGATATTTCAATAGCAACTCAGAGCAGTGTAATATACCCCTCCTTAGATCCAAGTATTTTTGAAGTTAAATATCCAGATAACGATATCAGAGGCAAAGTTGTACCTTTATAATAAGAATTAAATGGCAGTATATAAACTATTCCCAACAGCAGATGCGACTATCTACTCCGGATACCCCACAATGAATACAGGGTTGGATGAGATCCTAGATGCTTCTAGTAATTATAAAGTTACTCAACTACAAATTGAGGGAAGTTATCCACAAGCTTCTAGATTCTTAATTAAATTCGATCAAACACAAATACAGACTGTCTTTAGTAACCTAATAGGAGCAAGAAGTTGGCAAGGAAACCTTAAATGCTTTGTAGCAAATGTTACTGGAATAAATAATACAACTACATTAAATGTAAACGCTCTTGCAGAAGACTGGGCAATGGGGACTGGTAAATTTTTAGATTCACCGGAGAATAGTACAGGAGCATCTTGGATTTTTAGATCTTATTCTGGTAGTAACCCTTGGACAACATCAAGCTTTACTAGCGGAACAACAGGTTCCTATAATTTAACACTTAATCCTAACTCTAGAGGAGGAGGGGTCTGGTATACAGGATCACAAGCAAGTCAAAGTTTTTCTTATTATTCTAATTTAGATATTAATACTAACATTACATCAATAGTAACCAACTGGTCTTCTAGTGCTTTTTCAAATTATGGAGTAATAGTAAGACAGAGTAGCTCACAAGAGTTCATAAGTAGTACACTAGAGCAGAATGTAATAAAATATTTTTCAAGAGATACACATACAATATACCCCCCTTGCCTGGAACTAAAATGGGATGATTCAACCTACAATACAGGATCTCTATCACTACTAACAACAACCCCGGCAGTAGTTGCAATCAATAACAACCCGGGAGTATTCTATCCAGAATCAGTAAATACATTCAGAGTAAATGCAGGATTGTTAAACCCTAGGAGAGTGTGGCAGACAGGTTCTCTATATACTATTAACTATGCATTACCTCAAGCATCTTATTATGCTATTAAAGATCTAGACACAGATGAGTACGTGGTTGATTTTGATACCACATATACAAAACTAAGTTGTGATTCAACAGGCAATTTCTTCACCCTATACATGAACGGTTTAGAACCGGAAAGATATTATAAAATCTTAATTCAAAGTACAATCGGAGCATCGACTATAGTGTTTGATAGTGAATATTATTTTAAAGTCGTAAACGGGTAATGGTAGAAACAATAAGCATAGAAGTAACAGGTTACAACAGAACAGAATTAGGTAAAACAATTAACACCTCTTTCAGTGAGTTTGCGCCTCCAGTCTCCTCACAAACAGCAAACGCAGCAGTACCAACAGTCTCTGAATTTTTCTCAAACTACTCCACTCTTTTTTATGAAATACCTAAGACAGGGGATGTAGACTCACATGAATATCTAGTAAAGCAAAGCTCTGAGTATATCGGAGGCGCAACGCTAAACGGTGATATTGAAGCTCTACAAGCAGAGATAACAAATTTAAGACAGGAGAACTTGCAATTACAACAATATATTAATAACTTATAATCAACTAAATAATGTCTACCCCCAGTGTACTCCCTGTAATACCGTTAAACTTAACCGGACAAGATTTAGCCCCAGTAGATGCAAGTACTGTATCAAGTATATCTTTAGAGAGTGCATTCAATACTAGTACAGATATAATAGAAGCGTATCTTTATGATAATAGTGATAATTTTATAACGAGAATTACAACTAGATATTCAGTAACAAGCGGGGTAGTATCAGATACTTCAGTATCACAGTTAAATATAGATCCTGCTACCGACTTAGTAAATAATGGATATACACAGGGTAAGTATAAAATTAACTACAACTTCCTAAGAAACGTTATTCAAGGAGGTCCTTTATTTAATATTATTCAAATATCATCTGATAGGACAGAGTTAAGAGTTCAAAACACATCCTACACTGATACACAAAATCAAGCACTAGTATCAACATTACAATCAATATTAAATACCGGTGAATTATTTAAAGGTTTCTATTTAGACTTCGGATCCGATACTATTCTATTAGTTGTTAATGTTGAATATATACAGGGTACTATTACATTAAAATTATATGAAGGCCTGCCTTCTGATTTAGTAGTTAAATCTAATTTCTCTTTTGTAGAGAAAATATCAGAACCACAAGCTTATAGTTTAGAATTTCCCGAAGAGGAAATTATCATTCCCAGCAGTGAAGCTTTAAGAGGCCCTAACTTAAATATAAACATACAAAATAAAGTAAATAACTCTACCGATTTCCAATCTGCAGGAACATTACTAAATGCTTCTACCACAACACTCACAAATCAATTACAGAGTATACTTGTAGAAAAAAGAGCAGAACTAAATACAGATTATTCTAACTATTCTAACTTTATATTCTTCAGCTCTGCAGAACAGAGACTTGCAAACTTCTACTATAAAGCTTCTCAGATTGAAAATTACAATAATCAGATAGCAATACTAAATACTATCCCTTCTACGGCAGAAGTTTCAAGTAGTATTGCAACGTACCAAAGACAGATAAGTTCCATAATTACAAACTTTGACGGGTACGATTACCATTTATATTTCGAATCAAGTTCAACAACTTGGCCAAAATCAAACTCAACACAGCCCTACATTTTATATTCAACAGGTTCTGCTCAAGTAATAACTTGGTATAATAATCAAGTAGATTCTGCATCTCTATATGATGAATTTAATCAGAATTATATCTACAATATTTATCCAAACTATATCGTAGAAGACCCTGATAACGACCAATTCAAATTATTTAACGATGAAGTAGCTCAAATGTTTGACCAAATTTGGTTATACACGAAAGCTCTAGAAAATAGACAAGATGGTGATAATAGTCTAGGCGGTGGTATCTCTATAGACCTGGTTGCAGATGCTTTAAGATCTTATGGTGTTGAACTTTACGAAAGTAATTTTACAAATAGCGATCTTTATACTTCCTTCTTAGGAATAACACCGGGAGGCTCCACTTTACCGCCGACAGGTAGTGAATTGATTACAAACTACATCACTGCTTCTGCAGAGATGACTCCCTATAATGATGCTCAAAAATTAATCTATAAAAGACTGTACCACAACCTACCCTATCTTTTAAAGAAAAAAGGAACGGTTGCAGGTTTAAGAGTACTCCTAAACTGTTTTGGTATCACAGATACTATCCTAAGAATAAATGAATTCGGAGGAAAAGACCAAAATACAAACACCTGGGATTATTGGCAAGATACTTTCGATTATGCTTTAGATACCCAAGGTACTAATTTTGTAACATCTTCTTTTGCTGTTAATACAGCCTGGGGTGCAACCGATAACGTACCGTCGGCAGTTGAATTTAGGTTTAAAACAACCGGTATTCCGGCAGCATCTAATTACTCACAGAGTCTCTGGTCAACAAAT